TCCAAACCAGCTTCTGTGATGATTTGGTCTTTTCTACCGTCTTCGTCATTACCTTGAATATTAGTTTCAATGAAAGTATCACGACTATTGCCGTTACCGACTAATGGTCGATAAGCCACATTCTTAAGGTCAACTGCTACTGCATAATCTTCCCATGGACCACGTAATAGTGGTTCAGCAACAAAATGCAAATTACCATAGATAGTATCTACAGTAGTAACGTTATGACCGAATGAGCCTGGAATGTTCTTCACATCAAGGCTATACTGACTAGCACCAACAGTATTATTTAAGAAAGAACCACCACCTAATTTATTCAAATAAGTGATAATTTTTCTAGAAGCTAATACTAATTTATTGCCAGAGTTTCCACCTTCCATTGAGAAGAAGTCTTCCATCGCATCTAAGAACGCATCATATCCTGAAGAAGCATAGCTAAAGTTATAAACTTTACCATATTGCTCTGTATAAGGTACAATACCCCATGAATATCTTGTGTCAGCATCTGTATGAGAACCAACACCAAACAACATTGCTTGTTCAATATCCATTTTATGTTCCATTAACTTCTCAGTCCAAACACGTTTGAACTCATCAGCTTTTCCACGATATCGAGTTGCCATTGCAGAGCCTGAGAACATAGGGCAAGCAGTTTTGAAAATCTGAACATAACCTTCTCGGTCATACATTTCATCTTTCCAAGATGCTGGAGCCCCTGACCCTTCAGCAAAAGCTGAACCAATCACTTGACATTTTGCATCTTCAGCAAAATCACCAGCGTCTGGAATAGCTTCGACAGCTTCTATGTCTGCATAATCAATAGAGGTTGTACCATCAGATGTACCTTGTACTGCATCGACATGGACAATAGTAGCAGTAGATTTTATCTTTAATCGATAAACACTGCCATCATCGCCCGCTAAAGCAATAACTTGCCCTGGTATTAAAAAATAACAAGCATCGGTATTCGCATTACCAATGTTGCCATATTTATCATATCCACAATCAAAAACTAAATCAGTGCCTGTAGTTCCAAAATCGGCTCCTGCCGCTAGAACACCATGAGCTCCACCAGAAACTACTTCAAAACTACGTCTTTGCCATTGATGTCTTGATTCTAAAAATTTAAAAACTGGGTCATCAGTCGCTTTCTTTGCTACTTTAGATAAGTAAACGAAGAAAGGCGATTGTTGAGGTGCCAGTTCTGCTACGCGTTCGCCAAAATTAAACAGCTGACGCGTACTATCAATACTAACACTAGATTCTAACGCATTTCCAGTACCAGTACTTAATATATCTACACTCATAATCTACCTCCTACGGTATTTAGATTATATGATTACTTCCAGGGATTTCCCGAATTGTAATCACCTATTAACGAATCCATAATTTGGTCGCTATCAGAACGTCCAGTTTGCCCTGAAGCTGGCATAACCCCCATTGGAGAAGGTATTTGCTGAGCTTGTTGGGTTTGCTGGAAAGCTGGACTAGGCGCTGCATCTGCAGGAACCTGAGGACCACCTTTTTGCATTCTATATAATGCCACCAAATTATCCATTGAGATGGAGTCAGGATTTGACATAGTCTGAATAAACTCTTTAGCTTCATTGTCTGAAAAACCATGATGTCCTTGGATATACTGGTTTATCTCACTGACTTGACGCTGTTGTTGATTATAAGCTTCACGCGCACTAGCGGCCCGCTTTTTTTCATTATCAATTTTGTCAAATCGTTCTTGCATTGTAGCTATTTCATACTGATGTTTAAGGTCAGTATAAGAGCCCATATCTTCCTGCCAAGCCTCGACTTCATCAAGATATCGAGCACTCTCACTGCCAGGGTTACCCCAAGCCTCTTCGCGAGAGAACTCTCTCGGTTTTGTTGGTTTCGCTGGAGGGGGCGGAAATTCTTCTACCTGCGGCGCTTGCTTGGATACTTGAGCTTGAGGTGGTGGGGCAGTTTGTGACCGGCCTACCTGTGTTCTCAATTGTTCTAACTCGTTCTCTCGTTGCGCCGCTTGAGATTGCCAATACTCAAAACGTTTCTCATCGTTTTTAGCTTGGTACTCAGTTTGAGTAGCGGGTGTTTCCTGAGTCGGGGGAGCCTGCTCCTGAGATGGAGGGGTGTCCTGCAACTGTGTCTCCGATGCACCAAAAAACGCATCTTCAACGGTCAGATTTGTGTTGGTAGAGCTCTCGTGGGTAGCAGGTGCTTCAAATGCAGTGTCTGCACTATTAGGATTTACTGCTTGAGGGGTGTCTACTGTTCTATTATCTTCCATTTACTTTTCCTTTTTATTCTGACTGCTTCCTTTTCCACTAGAGGAAGGTGAGCCATCTTTTGTAGCTAAAGCGATATCACGCTTTACAGTGGATAAGTTGTCATCGAGCCTTTTTTCAAATATAGTACTAGCGGCTTTAGATTTATTCTTAACACCGTCTAGGTCAGCTTTGAATTTCTCGACTTCAACTCTTTTACGTAAGTTAACTGCTTCTCTATCACGAGATTGCATATCACCCTGTAATTTTTTAACCTGTTCTTGAGCTTGCTGCAACGCACCTTGTAGTTGGGCAACCTCATCAGTTCTTTGTAGTACGCCTTCCATGTCAAAGACTTCAGTCTTTTTAAGCACTTCAAGTCTATCAATAAGCCCCTTGGAATACGCGTCCATATAAAATTCAAGTTCCGCATATCTATTACTTGGAAGTGTTGAACCTGACACATATACAAAGTCATATTTTCCTACGCCAATATTGTTAATTATTTCTATTTCACCAGTTTTGTCGTCTACTAACTTTTTATTGAGAACATATTCATCTATAGAATTGTTAGGTTGGACAACCCTGAAAATCTTTTGTTGTGTATAGAGTTGTTGCATAAGTGGAAAAGCCACTTGAGCAACTCTTGTTAAACCAGCCTCGATATCGGCTAATTTAGATTTCATTTTTCTTTGCCCAAATTCATCTAAAGATATAGTAGCTTTATAAGTTTGAGGAGCTGCTTGAGCATTTCCCATCATAAGTTCATATAAACCCATCTGATGGTCAATGTCATTCTTAGCAGTCTGCTCATTATTATATAGCTCATTAGGAAGGGGGGTTGGCTGGACAGGCATTGGAGCACCATCTGTAGGGTCAAAAGGTATTGCCACTCCAGGCTGTGCCCATTTCTGTTCAAATTCTGCCATATCAACACTACCTTCTGGTACTAGTATCTTAGTATTAGTACTTGTAGTAGCATGTGCTATTATCAAAGAGCGTGTTTTATTTATATATTGCTGTACACCTTTTACCATTCTAACATCTGATGTGGGATATGGAGTTCTAGTGTGTATATTCATTAGGGGTATAATAGGATAATGCTCTGTTGGCAATACACGTTCGTATAATAATGTATCTCCTATAATAACCCACATTTTAACCCTAGATACTTCTACCTCGACAATTTCAATTTTACCCATCTCAGCTAATTGTGCAAAAGTTACCTCTTCCACTGGGGGGGTGGGCATTTGAGCATTATGGTCATATCCCAACTGCTGCATTTGTTGCGCTGTTTGAGCTGTAAATTGCTGTATTAATTGTTGTACTTGATGAGGGTCGGTCATAATTTGTTGCCCTTGTACAATCCATGCAGGTTGGTTCATATATTGCGAAAAGTCTCCCTCGTCTAATAAGTCTTCCTTACCAGAAAAGGACTCAAAAATACGATATTTAGGGACCTTAATCTTACTATATCGTTCATATCCTCGAATATATTCTTGATTATTGACCTGTCCCACATCCTCAGGAAATATAGCATGATAATTATCAGTACTTTGTCCTGTTACGATTTCATTCCAATTCTGGTCTGAAGACGCATTATGTATAGCTTTTTCATACATAGGATACATTTTTAGAGCCTGTGCTTTAGTAAACATACGAGATACGATAATGTTCTCAGCATCATCAAAAAATTTATTTCTACTATTAGGGTCGATATAAACATCAAGTGGGTCAAGGTCTCTTATTATAACCTCCCCCTTACCCATGTCTAACGATGGGTCTTGGAAAACTTGAATTAACCCCATCCCCATTACATAGTAATCATCAATAGCAGAACGTATTACAGAGATTCCATCAGATATATCTATCATATAAGACAATAGCGCTGATACTACTTGCGCTACTTTATTATCTGAATCTTCTCTTGGGGCTACCCTAAAGGAAGGCCTGTTAGACGTCAACATTGCTTTAGCTGACTCTACTGCGGGATGTATTCGATTTACCGTGACGGGAGATTGCCCTCTGGCAATAAGTGTCTCCTCTTGTTCAGCAGTCCATTGTCTGCCTAAACGAAATTCCTTATCCTCCTTAGCATTAGTAGCCCATGTCTCACGACTCTGGGAATACGTAGCAAAAAGGTCAATAGTTTCATTAACTAGTTTTTTTGTTGAATCTGTTGAATCTATATTATTAATCATACCCATAATTTACGACTTAAAGTACCATCCAATCAAGGACTTTTTTAACTTTTGATACTTTATTATCACTATTCTCCCACGTTTTAATTCTACAAGGTTTAGCTCCGTCTAGTGCTGTCCATATAGCATCCATAATATCATCATGCTTGCCACGAGGATAAGATAGAAACTCTTGTTGTCCAGTGAGGTCCTGAGGCCTCCAATAAAATTGATTACGAGCGAACATAGGCACCAAAGACAATAATCTTTCTGACTTCCTATTCCTTGGCTTAACCCCTTTTTCAAGTCCTGGGATATAAAGTTCCTCTTGTCTTTGTATTTCTCTAACCGCTGTTCTAAGCGCCTCCTGATATCCAACTGTTTCAATTTTCATTCTCCTGGGTTTGTATTTTTTAAAGACATCTATAATCTTTTGAGGTTGTAATTCAGGAGATATCCTCTCTCTTACAATATCAATAGCATACTTATTACCTTCATTATCCACCCCAATGGTGGCAATTACAAAGTAATCTGCCCTATTAGAGAGTGATGAAGCAGGGTCTACTCCACAATATACCTCTACAGGTATGATTGTTTTATCTTCCCCTATCAATCTAGTTAAACAGCCTTGTCCTTCTATAATCTCATAGTCATAATGGTGCATTTGCATCCATTCTGGCTTAAAGGGGGCCATATCAGGAGATTGGGCTATATTCATATATTCCTGATAGAAACCATTAAGGTTTCCTACAGAAGCCATCTCATTCTTAATTTGCAATATCCTCTTCCGAGGAAACCTAGCGGGCCATAAGGGCTTTTCATCCTCATCCCATATGGAATACCATAATACATGCCAGGCCGTTGAACTCTTCACCCAGTACAAAAAGCAGTCTTCTGAGATAACAGTACCTATCATTACTATTTTACCCTCATCTGAAAGAGAAGGTATAACAGCTTCTGTCATCCAACGTCTGTTTTTTGTCCTAGCTTCTGGAGTCGCTGCATTTAATTCAGACTCAAAGTCATCGACAATTATAAGGTTAGGCCTTGTATCACCCTCAATAAAACCACGAACTCTTTGACCAGTACCAACTGCGACAATTCTTGTACCGTTCGCTAATACTATGTCATTGTTGGTCCATCTTTTGGCGGTCGTCGGGCCAAGGTTTCCAAATAATTCGCTAAACTTATCACTATGAAGTAAATGATATTTCAATCGACTTAAGAAGTTAATTGACTGCTGCTGTGATTCAGAAACAATAACTATAAATAAATCTTCATCACTCTTCTTAAAAGCTACCCTCCATAGAGGATATATTAAACTTGTAGTAGTACTCTTTGCTGTACCCCTAGGCGCAGCAATAGCTACCCTTCTATGCTCTTCATTCTTAAGAGCTCTATATACCTCACCATGAAATGGTGGAATTTCTTTATTTAAGGCTGTAGGAAAACAATATCTACCAAATAAAGCCATATTCTCATATAGCTTCTTATATGCCTGCTTCTTAGCATACTGCTCTTCATAGTCCATGAATTTCCTCTTTTAGCATTCGCTTTTTATATTTTACTGCTCTCTTAGCTAGTCTCTCGAGATTCTTCGATTTCTTCGTCCGCTTGAAGTCCACCTTCTTCTTCCTGCGGTGATTCGTATGGCTCATCTGCCTCCTCTAATGTAGTCCTAGTAGCAGTAATGCTTTTTTCTTCAGTAACTAACTCATCAATAAGAGTAGTAGCACTGTGAGCTTCTAGTTTGTCTGTAGTCTTTATTAAATGTTTTTCTTTCATCCCATGCATATCTTGTAGATTTTCTACAGCACGCATAAGATTTGTAGTATCTTTCTTATCTTTACACATTTGTATACCTTCTTGGAGTAAGTCAAGGGTATATTTCTCTGTTAACCCATTATCTTGCAGTAAGGACTGCAACTCATCTCTAACCATATTTTTAAAAACCTCCGATTTCATAGTTCTCTTCCATTTACCACGTTCCTGGGTTGTTACAGCCCCCATAGCCCATTCGATAGCTAAATCTGCATCAGGTTTTAATGCAAACATCATAGCAAGATTCTTCATCTTGCTCTGTCCTGCCTGCACTTCTAAGTACTTCTTACCAGAAAGGGTGTGAATTGATTTCCTACCCTTAACCCTTAATTTTTTTGAATTATACCTTGGATTAAAAAATGTATAACCCCAAGGAAAGCGAAGATATATGTTCTTACCATCCTTAGCATGAGGGTAAATGCGTTTAGATATGACTTTTGCGACATAATCATCGTCAGAGAGTCCATATTCATCTTGCCCAGCTTCTTTCCAATGTCGGTAAGTAATTCCTTTGTCATCAGCCTCCTTTTTACTGTATATCCAGTATGTTGTGGGCTTATCATCCCCTCTATGGTTTATGTTAATAGAGTACATTCTTATTTTTTAGTAGCTTTTATTGAGGGAAATCCTTTAAATCCCTATTAAAAGCATCTACATATCCCTGCTTCTTAGCATCATCTCCACGCCAATGGTATTTAGCAGCCCATTCTGCAGGATTTTTTATCTCTTCTGCGTTAAAGTTACCATGCTTACTCATCCTCTGATTTGCCATGAATAACATCTTTTGTTGCATAGGAGAGAACTGAGAAGCATCAAAATCCTCATAAGAAGAGTTTACCCAACCAGGGGCGTCCATACCTTTTTCCGTATAATAATTTCTTAATCTATTTAAAGCTGTTTGCCCTGCACCAGAACCCCCACCTCCTCTAGTCTCAAATTGGAATAATCCTCTACCAGGACCTTGTCCATACTGGGTAGAGCCATCTTCGTAAGTTCCCATACCGCTTTTTTGTATGGCACCAGCTTGATTTTTAGATTCATGCCAACCTACTTTATCCATTAAACCTTCAATATCACTACCTTGTACTCCATATCTACCAGCCAAATCCTGCAACATAGCCTGATAATTGGATTCATCTAGGGTCAAAAGGTTTGCCTAACCAATCAAAAAATCCCATGTATTTCTCCTTATAGTTCTACTAGCTAGTACTAGCCAGTAACAGTGGTTTTTAGTCCCCCGTAAGTTAATTATTAATAAGCCACCTACGTACTATTGTAAGCCAGCTACTATACCCGATTATATACCAATTATTAAGGCACTTACAGCCACTCAAGCCTATCACTTAAGCGAACATCTACCGATGTAAGCCAGCTACTGAAGCCCGCTTACAACCTAAAAGTAACGTTAGAACGTTAGTGTAAATTTACAACTTTTACCCCCCTCAATACAAGGCTTTTATTAAATTTTATTTAAAAAATTATATATAGGCTCTAATATAGGCTTGTCCCCGATAGTAATATATTCTCGGGAAAAAGGTTGAATAGTAAAAAAATAGCCGTAGAATGTGTGTGTGAGATACACTCTCCCCCACTCCCCATCAAAAAAAGGGCTCAAGGGGCTTAAAACGGTTGAAAAGTACATTCAGGTTACTTTCCGACGAGCCTTGGCTCTGTACTGTTCAACCAAGCCCCTATCTCTGTGCCCTTTGTTTGATGGCTCGGAGGGAAGAAAAACGTACCCCTGTTAGTTATGACAAGATACAACGTTTTGTCAACCTTAATAATAATTAAATGGAGGTCATAATGACTGTACTAGAACTTTTACTTAATCTTGCTGAAACCTTAGGACTTAAACTACAATATGCTACCGATAATGATGGTAATAAGGTGGGTTATACTCTTAAAGGATTAACTACCTCTCCTGATAACATAGACGAGATGAATGCTATTGCTGAAGTTAAGGGATTCTATGTTAAATTCAATGCTAAGGGTACTATGTGGAAGTATGGTGATAAAATGGGTATGCGTACTATAAACTCATTAGTGTGTTTACCATCTAACATTGCTTATGTAGAAACTAATGATACTGCTCTTGTATAAGAGTGCATTACAACACAGGGGCCTCATTCGAGGCTCCTGTTTTTTTAGGATTACATTTTAATAACTGGGATTTTCACAGGCATAATCATTCAAGAAAAGGAGATTTAATATGCATAGATATCTACAGACTAAGTGTCCTTATAAGTTTAAATATCAGCTAGTAAATTGGTTGGTAAGGTATAAAAATTGGCATTTAAAGGATGCTAATAAGTTATCAAAGAAGCAGTTATTTGCTCTTTGGTACAAATAGAGACTGTTTCTGTCTCGTTATTATGGTACTTGTATACCATTTATATCTCTAAAAAGAAATACAAGTTAATGATAAATGCTCTTAATTGAGTTATCAATGTCAGTTATCCTTTCATAGTAAAACACTATGGGTAATTGGCAAAAAATTAAGTCGTAGCATGATAAT